GGCAGAGAAAAGAAGGAGGCAGACGATTTCGCAAGGCTTACCTTGAAATAGCAAGGAAGAACGGTAAAACGGAGTTAGCGGCTGCTATTGCCGTTTACTGTTTCCTATGTGACAATGAAACGGGAGCAGAGGTGTACACAGCTGCAACTACCAGAGATCAGGCAAGGATAGCATTTGATACGGCAAAGGTGATGCTTAAATCATTAAAGGCAGATTCAAGGACATTTAATAAGTTGGTAAATGTTTTAAAGTATAATTGCAATGTTCCATCTACTAATTCTAAATTTGAGGCAGTTGCATCGGAGGCAGATACACTCGATGGCTTGAATCCGCATTATGCCGGAATAGATGAATATCACTCGCATAAAACAAGTGATGTTTTAGAGGTTATGGAGACTGGCATGGGATCACGTTCACAGCCATTGCTCTTAATTACCACTACTGCTGGCTTTAACCGTGAATCACCTTGCTATATGTTCCGGAAGGTAATGGTTGACATATTAGAAAATAGGAAAGTAGATAATAGCGTTTTTACTCTGCTCTTTTGCCTGGATGAAGGTGACGATTGGCAGGATAAAAAGAATTGGACAAAATCTAATCCTAACCTTGGAGTTACTCCTTACATCAGTTACATGGATGATCAGTATCAAAAGGCATTGAACGAAGGAGCTGCTAAACAGATACAATTCATGACAAAGAATTTAAACGTATGGACAACTACCTCCAGCGTTTGGATTTCCAATAGTTACATAGAACAAACAAGGTTAAAAGTAGATGATGATATTCTGTATAATAAAAAATGCTTTGCTGGATTAGACCTTGCCTCCACTCGTGACATTGCGGCTTTAGTGCTTTGTTTCCCTGTGCAAGCCGGACTTGATAAGCCACATATTAAATCCTACTTCTTTTGCCCAAAGGATAACGTAAGGGAAAGGTCCTTGTCTGATGGAGTGCCTTATGTACAATGGGCACAGGATGGAGATATAATTATGACAGAAGGTAATGTTACTGACTATGACTTTATAAAAGCTAAAGTAATTGAGTTAACAACAAAATATAAAATAGAGTGTATAGCGTTTGATAGGTGGAATGCAAGTCAACTTGTTATACAGCTCACAAATGATGGTGCAAATATGAAACCATTTGGACAAGGCTTTATTTCGATGTCTGCACCAACAAAAGAAATAGAAAAGATGTTTTTATCATCAGAGATAACACACGATGGAAACCCAGTAATGGAATGGATGATGACAAATGTAATGCTTAGATTTGATCCTGCTGGGAATATAAAGATAGATAAAGCTAAGTCAACAGAAAAAGTAGATGGGCCGGTGGCAATGGTTATGGCATACGCTCAAATCATGGTAGAAGATAGACCAACCATTTACACATCTGGCGAACGTGAACAAGGATTATTAATGTTATAATGTACCTAATTGAAAAGTTAAAAATGTCAATTATGGAGATTTTAATGAAGAAACATGAGTACGCTCAACAAGTCAGGCAGATTAATTGCACAAGTGGTTATTTCCACAGATTTTATGAACTTGTGGGCGATTGTCCCAGGCATGAGGATGCGTGGAGAAAGTTAGAAGAGGAAAGGGAAGAGTTAGGACTAAATGAAAAATATAGTACCTATAACTCTTTCAGAAAGGCAAAGAAAACATACATGGACATTAGGTTCATTTAGCTTGTTACTAAAAGTTGTTGATTTCATACTGATTTTGTTTATTTTTACCGCATGGCAATACTCGACACCATGCGGTCTTTTTTTTCTACGAAACGAGGTTCGATAGAAAATCCATCTACACCTATAAACGGTGACACTTTAGGTGCATTGTTTCAGCGTGGCAGTGCCGCAGGTGTGGCAGTGGATGAATACGCAATTATAGGACTTCCTGCTTTTTACAGAGCAACACAAATCCTTGGAGGTGTAGTAGCATCTATACCTTTTGATGTAATTGAAAAGTTAGATAATGGTGGTACAAGGATAGCAACAGAACATCCTAACTATAAAGTAATTTCAAGAGAGCCATCTGACTTATATACCTCCCACACTTTTTATAAGACAATGGTGCTACACTATTTGGCGCATGGTGCATTTTACGCAGCGATCAATAGGAACAGCATAACTACAAGAATAAACAGCCTTACTATTCTTAATCCAACTAAAATGGAGATAGGATACAATAGTAGGAATGAACTTGTATTTAAGAATAAAGAAAACAACAAGACATATAGAGGTGAGAATATCATCTATATACCCAATCTTGCATGGGATGGAGTTAAAGCGTTGTTAGTGCCAGACGTTCACCGTGACAATTTTGGGTTAGCTTTAGCCAACAGAAACTACGGTGCTAACTTTTACAAAAACGGTGCGCATCTTAACGGTGTATTAAAGCATCCTGGTAGATTGACTAATGAGGCATACGATAGATTAAAAGGTAGTTTTAATCGTGCTTTTGGTGGAAGTCAAAACGCTGGAGGTACAGCTATTTTAGAGGAAGGAATGGATTTCCAAAAAGTAGGTTTAAATCCCTCTGATGCAGCATTTAACGAAACGAAGAAAGCTACCATTTCCGACATTGCAAGGATAACAGGTGTTCCTGGTGTTTTATTGGAAGATATGGACAAAGCAACCTTTGGCAACATGGAACAGTTGAGCCAAATGTTTGTGAACTATACAATTATGCCATTATGCGAAACAATAGAGGCAGAATTTAATAAGAAGATATTTTTTGAGGCAGAGAAGTACCAGTATTGCACAAGATTTAATCTTGATGGATTATTGCGTGGTGATATAGCGGCAAGATCATCTTATTACACTACTATGCGTAATGTTTTAGCAATGTCACCTAATGAAATTAGGATTAAAGAAAATATGAATCCTTATGAAGGTGGTGATAGTTATGAATTGCCTTTAGCATCTAATATTAAAACAGAGCCATCCTCCGAAGGCATTGCACATGAGCAAGGTGAAGATGTGATTGACATAAACGACGATAGTAACGATACTAACGATTAAAATATATGGAAAAGAGAAGCATAAATTTTGAACTAAGAGCTAAACCGGAAAGCCGTACTATTTTTGGTACTGCGACAGTGTTTAACTCCTCCTATGACATGGGATGGTATGATGAGGAAATGTCTCCAGAGTCATTGAATGAGGCAGACATGAAAGATGTTGTAGCATTATTTAACCATGATATGAATATGGTATTGGCAAGAACATCATCTGGCACATTAAAGCTAAATGTCACTGGCAATGCGATGGAGTACGAATTTGAGGCACCAAACACTACATTAGGCAATGATCTCTTGGAGATGGTTAAACGTGGTGATGTGTATCAAAGTAGCTTTGCTTTTACCGTAGAGGCAGAAGACTGGCAAGAGAGATCAGGAATGAAACCTAAAAGAGTTATACGCTCTATAAAAAAAGTGTATGATGTTTCTCCGGTAACTTATCCAGCTAATCCGGATACAATGGTAGCTAAAAGAAGTTATGAGGCTACAAAGCAAATAGATGAAGATTTGCTAAAAGTAATTGATATATCTGTTAAATCAGAGATTAATATACATAACGAGCTACGCAGGAATGCCCTGCACTTACTAAATTTAAAAACAAAATAATGAACTCTAAATTGCTAAGAGAAAAGCGGGCTTCCGATTATGCTATAATGGAAGACTTGCAGAAGAGAGCAGCTGGCGAAGGTCGTCTAATGAATGCCGAGGAATTGGCACAATGGGATGCCGCAGATGCTAACTTTAAAAATTATACAGACCAGATTTCACGTCTTGAAAGATGGAATGAGATTAACTCTGAAGAAAGAGGTGTTAATCCTGTGGAGCAGACAATTAATGCAATGCCAAGAGATGCAAGGGAGATTGTAAAATCACCAGAGTATCACACAGCATTCATGAAAGCACTTGCAAAGCGTGACTTAACAAGCAACGAACAATCAATGCTTAGAGAGATGCGTGGAACTGCAACGATTACTACTGCGGAGACTGGCTTAGCAGGTGGTTATGTTATTCCTTACCAATTCTCTTATGAGTTGGAGAAGACAATGGCTTACTACGGCCCAATGCTTAATGTTTCTCGTATAATCACTACTCCACAGGCAGGTACTTTGTACTGGCCAAAGGTAAATGATACAGCTACTGCTGGCTCATGGCATACAGAAGGAGGAGCGGTGACTGTACAGGACATGACTTTCACAAGAGAGACTTTTGGAGCTCACGTTTTAAACACACTTGTAAAAGTATCTGTTGAATGGGCAAATGACGAGTTTGGTTTATTGAATACAGAGCTACCAATAATGTTAGGTGAGCGTTTAGGTCGTGGCTTGAACACAGCATTTACAACTGGTGATGGTACAGGCAAACCAACTGGATTTAAAGATGCTGCACCTTCCGGTGTTGAATCTGCTTCTACCGGTGCCTTTACAGCTGCTAACTTAGTTGAACTTGTTCACTCTGTTGACATTGCTTACCGTAATTCACCATCTGCTGCATTTATGATGCATGACCAGATTTTGAGCGCGGTTAGAAAGTTAAACTTAGATACTAATAATACTACTTTGTTCCAACCATCACTTCGTGAAGGAACACCAGATAGATTGTTAGGATACAACTTCTTTGTAAACAATGATCTTCCATCTGCACAGGCTGCTGATGCAAAGATTATTTACTTTGGAGATTGGTCTAAGTACATCATTCGCCAGGTGGCTAACAATGTGCTTGTGCCATTGCGTGAAAGGTTTATGGATGAGATGGAGCTTGGCTTCTTAATGTATGCAAGATTTGATGGCAAGTTAATACAGACTGCTGCAATCAAGCACTTGAAGAATCTGTAAATAATAGGGGGATAGTGAAGGGATAGGGAGAAATCTCTATCCCTTATTAAAAATATAGACATGGCTTGGAAAGTAACAACGGCACCTGCTAAAGAAGTTTGGACATTAAATGAAGTAAAGAATTATCTGAAAGTAGATACATCTGCCGATGATACTTTGATTACTACTTTGTTGCAGTCAGCTCGTGAAGTTGCAGAGCGTTACCTTAACCAGGCATTAATAACACAAACAATAACAGAAAAGTTAGACAGGCTTAATCATCCTACTATTTACTTATCTGTATCTCCTGTAATTGCAGTATCTTCTTTTCAATATAAAGATGGAGTAAATAGTTTACAGACCTATGATTCAGCTAATTATGTTGTAGATACATTTTTAAAGCCTGGCAGATTAGCTTTAGCCTACGGATCAACATGGCCTACACTTTACGGAAATATAAATGATGTTACAATTACTTACACGGCAGGATATGGCACAGAGCCATCTGGAGTACCAATGCAGATAAGACAAGCAGTATTAATGATGGTGGCAGATGGATATGATAACAGAGAGGACTATGTAAAGAAATTACCAACAGCATCGGAGTATTTACTTGATCAATATCGTGTACAACTATTCTAATGAGATACAACAAGAAAGAAGAGATTGGAAAGTTAAGAGAAAGAATCATAGTACAGAGTGTTAGTCGCTCTGTA